GATTGGCAATATATAGTTTTTAGTTACAATGAAGACCATATTGAAGAAACACACAATATGGCAAAAGAAAATGGAATTGAGTTTATTGTAAATTACTCAGGAAGATGGACAAGTGAACAAGACCCCTACAAACCAAGAAATCCAAAATTTTCAACCTAAGTGTTTGAGTGAAGAAGGTATTAATGTCGGCCGTTCTATTGCGGTTACTGCAACAGGATTTGTACTGCCATGTTGTTGGTTAGATCATCCCGATACTTCTGAGGAGGCAAAGGTAAAAACATTACTAGACCCACAGTTACATATAGATAACAATGATACAATAGAGGACATAATAGAATCAGAAGCTTGGCAGAAATTTATGAATGATCTGGTAAATAAACCCGAAGAGTCTGCTGATATTTGTTTTAAGATGTGTTGTACTAAAGGAAATCCTCATCGTAAACAGGAGAAGTTGTGACTGATATTACAGATTTTGTAAAATATTACCCAAATATTATAGAAAGAGATATTTGTTCTTTAATAGTAGAAGAATTAAAAGATTTAGAACCAGATATGGGTGTAGTTGGTAGTACTAGAACTAATGGTTTAACGTGTACCAGTTTACATGTAGAAGAAAATAATATAACTTGGCCTCTCTTAGCAGATGCCATAAGAAAAATAAAAATAAAATATGTTGATGAATATCCTAAGTACAAAAAATTTATCAACAAAAATTCTGGTGAAATTTATGATGTATTTGAGGATATAGGTGGTAAACTTTTAATACAGCATTATCCAGAAAACGGAAATATGGGAGAACACACTGATCACAGTAGTCAACGTAATTACATAAAAACAAATAAAAGAATAGATACAGAATTTTCTCATGCACAACTATCTATTATTATAATGTTAAATGATGATTATAACGGGGGTGAATTTGTTATTGGAGACAAAGTATTTGAGGGGGAAAGTGGAGCCGCCATAGTTTTTCCTGCTGGTTTTATGTACCCACACAAAGTTAACATTGTTAGAAATGGTGAACGGTGGTCTTGTGCTGCTTGGTTGAGATAATATGATGAAAAAATTAGTGGTATCGGGGGATAGTTGGACAGCTGGTATTTCAGTAAGAGATAAAAATGATAGACCTTTATTTCGTACTGACCCAACTAAAAATGTAAATCCTGAGTTCAAACTTTGGCCAGAATATCTTGGTGATATGCTTGATATGGATGTTGTTAATGTTGGTCTTGGTGGTACGGGGAATGAATTTATATATAATCATATTGTTGATAAGTTATCGTCTGCAAAAAATGTTGGATTGGCAGTAGCTATGTGGAGTGATCACGCTCGGTGGGATTTTATAAGAAACAGAACCTTGAGAATTGATCCTTCTGTTAAAGACCCATTTGAGTGGTGGAAATCTCAAAAATTGATAGATCGTTACCGGCCAGTTGTGGATGTAATTAAAAATAAAAATATGGTATCAACTGAATATAATTTGTTAAAGAGTTTAAGATGGTTTAATGCGTTTCAAAATTATTGTGAGGTTAATAGTATCCCATATATGCAATGTTCTGCATTTAATAAAATATCCAACGATATGGTTTCTCAAATTATAGATCATCCTGTTTTTTATAAGATGAATGAAAACCATTTCTATGGTTGGCCAGTATTCCACCAAATTGGTGGTTTCAATATGTCTGATAAATTAAATAAAATTGATCCTGAGTTGAAAAAACTTAGAGTTAGTGATGAAGACACTCACCCAAATACCGAAGGACATAAATTTATAGCTAAACTTCTCTATAATTATTATGTAAAAATATATGTTTGATGAATTTGTAAGTCTCTGGAAATCAGAAACTAAAGACATAAAGATTAAGGAACCTGATTTCTTATTCTTGGTGGTGTATCCAGATAAACTTGAGTGGGACTTTGGTATAGAGAAACAAACACAGACAACAACTCTCATGGTGTCTGGTGGTTTCACAGGAGCAAGCACTGGCCACGATGTTCAGTTCTGTTACAGAAGTGAAGTCAATGACTACTTGAAGAACTGCACACATACACATGCGATGATTGTGTCTGTTGGTATGGTTTTTGATATGGTTGTTATTGGAACATATTTTGAGCGAAAGTGGAGAGTGAATTTTTTCGAATCTGGAAAGAAAAGAACACCAAATCAAGTAACTGCTATCACAGATTTCTACGATTTTGTTGAGTCAAAAGAATACTGTAAAGGACACATCATGGCCCGTCCTAATGAGCCTGCTTACCTACATCATCAACACATTAATCTAAATGTAGATATGTGGAAATCTGTTGATTGTCCGCCACTAAATGAAAGGTGGAATGAGTATGAACGTGGTGTAGAAAATCATCATGATGATTACACACCATATTGGATTAAACCAAAAGAACGTCCTATGATTATTAATTTTAATCACAACGAACGGGCCCGTAAGGCATTTTCATATTATAAACCGTGGCACAAAGATGCATGGAAAGACCTAGATAATGTAGACCGTGAAGATTTCTATTTTAGTCGTTTCATGACTCGTATAGCACCATCGTTCTATATGTTCAACACAGAGACTTTTAAAAAGGTTCCAAGAGATAATTTTGATATATTGTTTTCTCCGACTGCTGGTTATAGTACAGAGTTGCTTGTTGATAAGTTAGACTTTAGTGGTGAGGTAATCTTTTATGATTACACACAAACAAATATTGATACGAAAAAAACTATTGTAGATTTGAATATGTCCCTAGATGAACTTTATACCTTTAAGAATATGACTAAAACAAATTTGGTTGATAACATAGCTAACAAGCCGGCTTCTGAGAGAACTAGTAGTATGGGAACACATGAGGAACTTAGACTTCTTCAAGAAAAAATGCGCGATGAACAAGAGATAGACTACTGGGTAATGGATGTTATAAATCCATACTATAACAGAATTTCTAAAAAAGTCAAAGGGAAAAATGTTTTCTTTGATGCAAGTAACATTTTTAGTTATCATATGTCACATGCATACTATACTCTGGAGGAACTACTCAACTCATATAATAAGTTACATCAGACCCTAATTAACTCAGCAAATATCTGCTGGTTTCAAGGCACGCGACCAACTAAACAGTGGGACAGACGATGGATATTGTAGCAGTTCGTATTGGTGAAAAGTATGGCCCAGAGTATGAGACATATCTAGAGAACAAATTATCAGAACATAATTTTATATGGATTCGTGAACCATACGATGAGAGAGTTACCTTACAATGGAATAAAATGTGGGGTATGCAGTTAGATCAAGATGAGCCTCTTTGTGTGATGGACATTGATGTTCTTCTTATGGGAGATTACGAAAAGATATTTGACTATCCTATCAAACAAGGACAGTTCCTTGCGATGCCGGGATGGTGGAGAGACACAGTGAAAGAGGGATACTCTATCAACGGTGGATTCTTTAAATACTATCCGAAGGATTGTAAATATATCTATGATAAATTTATGTCAGACATACATGGGTGTCAACGACACTATATCGATAATGGAACTACAAGAGGCCCAGTTAATGGTGAACAGTATTTTGTCGAAGATTCTGTTAAGGAACGATTGGAACTTATTACACTGCCGCCTGAATGGTTTACACGATGGGTAGTGGATTCAGATATTAATTATGGTAAGAGTATGACCAAGTGGCAAGTACAGATAACAAGAAAATATCAGAAAATAACAGGTAATGACTATATTTTTCTTGGGGGAGAATTTCACCCAGATATTAAATTTGTGCATTTCACCCATAGAAACAATAAACCACATGAATGGGGGGATTATGAAAAATTTCGTTTACGTTAGTGGTGACTACAGAAATGCTTGGATAGAGTATGTTGAAAACCCAAATAAAATAGAACATTGGGAAAACTTTAATGATGATTTCAAAGAAGAATTTAAATTTAAGTTAGAAGAGGAACAACATTATTTAAACCAAGTTAATAGGCCACCAGATTGGTTTCTTAATGATAAACTTGGTGAAAAAGAATTCTTATTCAACATGTCTCAGAAACATTATCCTAAAGTTGATTATGAATATACTGACAATCTCCCATCCTTTGAGCAGATTATGTTGGAACGTGCAACAGAGATGCGTGATATGGGAAAAGAGATTGACCTGTTTTACTCTGGTGGCCTTGATAGCGTTGCTATTCTTTATGCTCTATTAGAAGTCTGTCCAAAAGACCAATTAAGAATAATAATGGGAGATGAAACATCAGTAACTCTTTATCCAAAAGCATACAAAGAAATAGTAGGTCATTTGTTTTATGAATTTGCAGAGGGTAATATTTTTGGTATGGCCAATATAGATACAAATCTTTTTACTACAGGATGTGAAGCCGATAGATTGTTTGGTAGTACAGGATATCCTCATAATAGAAATGTAAACGATGCAAAATATATACATTCAGAAAATGATTATGACTATAATCATGATAATTGGTGGAACATCGTTAGATTTACAAGAATAACACAATCATTTAGATTTCTTCAAAATATTAATATAGAAAAGTTTCCTATAGAAAATTATAAACCATTTTATCTTTGTCCATTATTAGAAAAATTTGCTATTAATACCCATCATGATCGTAAAATGGTATGGTATGCCGATCACTGGACGAAGCCAGAAGATTTTTTAAAATGTAAAATGGAAATTAGAGATTTCATTGCAAAATGGGATAAGGACTATGCATATACTATGGTAAAGACTGATATGCCTTTTTCTGTGCAGAGGGAGATTAGTCTGCCCGTACCAACAAATTACAATGTAATGGCTATAACATCTGATGGAGTTGTTGTTAATAGAAAAAATATTATGGAGTATATGTCAACAGAATTTTTGACTATAAATATATAAAAGGAGAGGTTATTATGACATGGACAATAAAGATAAAACATACAAGACCTAATACAGATGTTGAATTTTATAAAGCAACTGAGAGTTCATATATGAACGATTCTGATACCAGCTATGTAGAATCAACCTATAAAGATACAGGGAAACGAGTTAGTTCTTCTTCATCTCTATCAGAAAATGAATTAGAACTTACAAAAACACATGTTTATAGAGATGAAGCTTCTAAGAATGCTTATGATGCTGATTCCAGAATTCAAGCTTGGATTTCTGCTTGTAATTCTTATAATACAACAAATAATATTTCTAAAGCTATAATTCAGGATGAGGAAACTTAAAATCTTCTTTTAGTTTCTGAAAAGTTTCTAGAGCATCAGGTTTATCGTGTCTTAGTAGTCCTCTTTCTTGACGTATTTTTATAGAATTACAAATGGATATCCTATCCAGAATTTCTATATATGTTCTGTTGCATGTCCATTCTACTTTAGAATTATATCTCCAAAGAAGTTCATCCAAGCCTTCCCATCCAATCCAGCGTCTTATCATACGAAAGTCCCAATGGGGATCGCCATATGAGAAAGATTCCCAATCTCTTAAACCACTAAGATTTCTTTCTTTATCTACGATTATATTTTGTTTCCATAAATCTCCATGTAAGTAGAACCTTTTATCTAAGTGTGATTTGATTGCATAGAAATCATATAAAGCATCTTCACAAAACGTATCTCGTTCTAACCAATCAACTAGATTGTAAATAACATTTCTCATATTAGATTCTGGTATATCATCATATGTTGCAAAGTTAGGCCCATGAGGTATAGAGTGTAATTCTACAAGTAAATCTGCAAGTTGTTTTATGAACTTTGGGCCAGGAGTTTCAAGTTGTTCCCCTTCAATCCATGCACCTTTAATCATTTCATCTAACGAAACCATGTTTTTATCTCTTTATAATTTGTAAATATTTCTGTGTAGTCTGGGTTTGGTAAGACTGGCTTCTTGTTCTCTTCTAGGAAGTTTCCTTTCACATCATAAAATTCTTCGACTTTTCTCATCTCTCTGTCTTGATCCTCAACGAAGTCAGCATAGGTTACAATTGGTACATTATATTTTTCCATCACAGTATTTGTAAATTCCTCTCTTATCATAAACTTTTCAAAGGCTTTCCTTGTTGCCGTGAAGGAATTTGGCGATGGTGTAACTCTCTTGCCCGGATCATATGTTGAGTATTCTCTATCCCTTGGGTATTCCTTTGTACTGCAAAGTTTGGCTACAATTTCGTAACAAAAGTGGGAAATTTTATCTTCATTGATAAACCAGATGAGGTCAAAATTGTCAAGTATCTTTTGCGCTACCTCTATCTTTTTTTCGATTGGAAGGTTAACAGACTCGATAGTGTTTGTAAACTGGGGAGGCATTGCTTTGATACAGAAGGGTGCAGGGAAGTTCTCAAGGTGTTTCAAACGGTTCTTGATATCCTTATCGTGTAACAGGTCTTCATTAACATTGAAGTCGATGTCAAGTCTCTTTTGTTTGAGCTCGAAAGTTTTTGACAGGTCTACCTCTTTGTTCCTACCAAACCATTCATTACCTTCGGCCAGGCCAAATGTCTTACACATATATTCCATAATCCAATACGAACCATTGCGAGTTACACACACAATACAAAAATCACTCACTCAAACCATCCTTTGATTTCTTCAATATTTTCAAATTTCTTTTCATAATCTATTCCCATTTTAATAGTAAGTTGTGTACGAACTCTATTGTCGGCTTTTAATCCATATCGTTCTTGTAAGTCTGCGAGAGTGCTCAAAGGATCATCAAGAAAATCTTCAAATGCAACTAAAGCTCCTTGATTATGTGTGTAAAAGATATCCCAGAATTGTTCCAACTTAGTTATAAATCTATCAAACTCTTCTTTAGTTGCAATGAGACTACCATCAGGAATGTTTGGACGTTCTGATTCATAATGAATGTGGTTGACTTTTGTTCGTAATCGTGTTATATGACTTAAAAATTGTGATAGTACATCTTTTCTGTATAACCAGATACAAGGAAATCCGCTTATCATTTCACCTATGTGTTGATCTTTGGGGAGATAGTGTGGTAGGATTTTTAGAAGATGGGGTTGTGTTGCCCAATTCTCTTTCTCTATATCATCATACGAGTTCTTTTTTAACCATGAGCCAGGATCATATAAACCGAAGACGTTGCAAAGAAATCTACGAAAATATGTTGATCCACTTCTACTTGTTGCAACTAGACCGACTCTCATACACCTATATATAACTATGAAAGTGTCTGAATCTACTTTTGAAGAAGTTTATCCTATTTGGAAAAATGAACTTTGGCCGGGAAGAATAAGTAAAATAGAATCCATGAGTAGTCTTTATTGGAAACAACCCAGAGATATAATAAAAGACAATTCTATATTTGATAACTATACTCCTACTTTTTTTGTGCTCAAAGAAGATAATCAAATCGTTGGTGTAAATAGTGGGTTCAAAACAGCTGAAAAAATATATCGTTCTAGGGGTGTTTGGGTCAAGGAAAAATATAGAAATAAAGGATATGGTCAGATTCTCTTAATGCAAGCTATAACTCAAGGCAAGAAAGAAGGTTGTCATTGGATTTGGAGTATGCCAAGAAAATTAGCATTAGGGACATATGAAAAGGTGGGGTTTAAAAAAAGAGGTAAATGGATTGATCGTGGCGTAGAATTTGGTCCTAATTGTTTAGTAACAAGACAGTTAATTTATAAATAGAGGACAGGAGATATTATATGGCCATACCAATTACTAAATCTACATTTCAAGACTATTGTTTACGTTCTCTAGGTTCTGGTGTTATTGATATCAACATATCAGATGATCAAGCAGATGATCGTATTGATGAGGCACTACAGTATTTTGCACAATATCATTATGACGGTGTAGAAAGAATGTATCTTAAACATCTTGTGACTGCCGCTGAGGTTACTAGAGCAAAAGAAAACGCAACTACTACAGGAACAGATACCGTAGACAGCAGTATAACTGCGAGCTGGTTAGAAGGAACAAATTATATTCCTTTGCCTAGTGCCGTTATATCTGTATTACAGGTTTTCCCTCTTACTGGTACTGGAACTGGTGCAAATATGTTCGATGCCCGTTATCAACTTCATCTAAATGACTTATTTGATCTATCTTCCACTTCTGTTATTGACTATGAGATGATGATGAATAATTTAGATTTTCTAGAACATATTCTTGTAGGAGAAACACCTATTCGATTTAATCAACACCAAAACCGATTGTATATAGATGCTGATTGGTCTTCTGATTTTGTTGGTGGACAAGATTATATTGTTATAGAATGTTATCGTAAATTAGACCCCACAACTTACACAGATATCTATGACGATTTGTTCCTAAAAAGATATGCAACAGCTCTAATTAAACGACAGTGGGGCGCTAATCTATCTAAATTTAGTGGAGTTGCAATGCTTGGTGGAGTGACAATGAATGGGGAAACCCTCTACACTCAGGCTGATGAGGAAATACGTAGACTAGAAGAAGAAATAAAACTTGCGTTTGAAGTAATGCCAATGGGGGCAATGGGATAAACTATGGCTGTCAATAAACATTTTCATACTAGTAATTATCATGCTATTGCATCAGAACAAAATTTAGTTGCAGATTTAGTTGCAGAAGCAATACAGATACACGGTCATGATGTTTATTATCTTGACCGTACACTTGTTGCAGAAGATACTGTATTTGGAACTGATGCCCTATCAAAATATGAAACACAAGCCCCCATTGAAATGTATATGGAAGATTCTGGTGGTGGGTATGCCGGAGAACGAGAAATAATGTCTCAGTTTGGTTTACAGAACCTAAGTGAGGCAACCTTCACCGTAAGTAAAACAAGATTTCAAGATAAGACAAAACAATTTCAAATAGAGAGCGGAACAGATACAACTTCCTCTGGTTCTATTCTGGTAGAGTCTGGTACTATTGCAGAAAATAAATTTGAGGGCAGTACCTATTATATTATTTCTGAGACTGATGCAACAGATTCAGATAGGCCACAAGAAGGTGATGCGATATATCATCCTACACTTAAAAAATTATTTCAAATAAATTTTGTAGACCACGATGATCCTTTTCATCAGTTGGATAGCAATCCAATTTACAAAATGCATTGTCGTTTATTCGAATACAGTTCAGAACAGCTGGATACTGGTATTACTGCGATTGATGCCATCGAAGATGCACTATCTACTGATACGCTTGGATATCAATTTACATTGCAACAGTCAGCTGCTCAGAATGAAAACTTTAGAATGGAGTGGGGTACAGAACCAGATGCAGGGTTACTATTAGAAGAAACAGATGGAGATAATATAGTGAGTGAAGACGATTCTAGTTCTGTAGGTGAGAGTATTCTTATGGAACATAGTCCTGATACTGGACATGGCGGATGGTTAATACAAGAAGAGTATATAATTGGGAGTGGGGGAGCAAACACCAGTAGTGTTGATAAATCTGCTCAAAACGAATTATTTGACGAATTGGATGATACGATCTTAGACTTCTCTGAGAAAAATCCATTCGGTGATGCGGGGAGTTCATAATGTTAGGTCAGCAGTTCTATCACGAAACTATACGAAAAGTGGTTGTCGCTTTTGGTAGCATGTTTAATGATATACATTTAGTAAGAAAAGACAATGATGGAAATATTCAGCAGTCTATGAAAGTGCCTTTGGCATATGGCCCTAGGCAAAAGTTTCTTGTACGTTTGCGTGAAGATGCAGACCTTACTAAACAGGTTGCGGTGACACTTCCGCGTATTGGTTTTGAAATTGCTGGTGTGTCATATGACCCTGCTCGTAAGTTAAATCGGGTACAACAGTTTAAAAAAGTAAAGGGTTCTAAATCGACACAACTTGATACTCAATATATGCCTGTACCGTATAATATCGAATTTTCTTTGTACATTATGGCAAAACAATCAGACGATGCATTGCAGATCGTTGAACAAATTTTACCATACTTTCAACCAGACTATACAGTAACGCTTAATGATAATACTGATATGGGAATAAAAAGAGATGTTCCAGTAATATTGAACAGTGTTGGCTATGAAGATACTTACGAAGGAGACTTTACTTCTAGGACAACTATAATCTATAGTCTTACGTTTACTGCAAAATTTTATCTTTATGGCCCGGTTACTTCGAGTAAGGTTATCAAAACGGTACAAGTTGATCAATATACAGACTTGCCAGACCAAGCTCCAAAACGTGAACAGAGATATACAGTAACACCTAGCCCAACATCAGCTGATGCCGATGATGATTTTGGATTTAATGAAACAACTTCATTCTACCAAGATGCATCAGTGTTTAATCCAGTAACAGGTGAAGATGAACGAGCAGATAGTACTGGAACAGATTAAAAATGAATAATAAAATAGATAAAGAACTTGGTGTAATAGATGTTGATAAAAATCAATGGCCATCTGGTTTTGAGCTCGGTGTACCATTCGAAGGCCCTGGCGCTTCGGCTTCAGATTTAGAAATTGCAGGGGCTATCCCTTGGGAAGCTGATGAAAATGAAATAATCGAAATATCAAATGAGTTGTCAAGTGAGAAAGATATCGAT